TAATCCTACTCATTGCTGAGTGGGGGGAGGGGGGGTTAGTTGTACCCTTCTTCTTTTGTTTCAAACCTTAGCTCTACCTCCATGCCTACCTTGTTCCTCTTAAGCCATGCAAGTAACTCTGGCTCAGACCTAAATACTTTGGAGTATTCCCACTTATCTATTGTCTGTAGGTTGCTTCTGTATTCTATTACCTCATCAAATAGTGTGATCCGTTTCTTTTGAACTATAGCGTAGTAGTCGGCCATTTAACCCATTTACCCTTTAAGTAAATCTCATTCTCCATTCGCTGCACATCGTCTTGCATGAATGCCTTGGGGTCGTATAAGATTTTTAGTTTTACTGGTACTCTCCTTACTTCACCTTCTCTGGGTTCCATATTATCTCCCTTTAGTCCTCTCGTGGTCTATGCCTGTTTTTAGTCCTATTAAATTACCAATCAGAAATGCAGTGACTGATATTATGATAGTTATTCCAAGCTCGTGTGGTGTCACCCCTTCCTAACCTGGTTCAAGTAATTAACTACTGCGGTGAGAAGGGCGGTTGCTAGACCTAGCCAGAAACTTTGGTTGTAGTCTATTACTGTGGCTGTGGCGATGGCTGTAACTACTCCTGTTTTACCCGCCTTTTTGAACATCTTTAACAGGGAAAATCCTGCTGGTATTAGTTTGAACATTGTTTACTCCTTTGGTTTAAATGTTTGTATAGCGTCATTAATATCATTAAGCTGTAAAATAACATCATCTGGGGTTTTGTCTGTTTCGCTTGTGGTTGTAATTTTTGCTAGTGCTGCAAGCAACAAAGCGCCCTCTTCGGTTTCAGTGTTTATATCTTTTATACTTTCTATCATATCTCTCCCTTACCCCATCCATCCTGCTCTTGGTGGTGGCCGTCTAGTGAATTTACTTATTGATTGTGATGGTGACTTGTATTGCATTGTGCTTAAACCTGCGTACATGATTCTTAGTGCATCGCTGTAATCCTTGTATTTCTCTGATTCCTTCTCTTTGCCCTCTTCTAGCCGGTGATTCTCTAGGCTTGAAATAAGGTTTCTACAACTTGGATCGATTGATAGTGATGGCATATTGAATTGACTTAATTCTGCGTGGGTCTGGTAGTGTAAATCATCTATAATTACTTGGCGCTGAATATCAATAGCTTTCTCTGCTGGCATATCAAGGGTTAAACCTCCATGTTCTGCCTTGGCCCACTGTTCTACCATTCCTGTGGTGTTACTGGCCCAGTTGGTTGAACCTGAGCCTTTGGCGTATCTGGTGTCTACAAATCTCTTAATTACCTTGATACCTTCTGAATATCCCTCCCTGGCGTAGATACGCTTAGCCATTTCCCCCAAAGTTCCTTCATATTTGAGTTTCTTCCTGAGGTCGTGGTAATAGCCTTCAAGGTCATCATAAGATGGATACTCAGCATAGATGTGGATGTTGAAATCTTCTCTCCAATTCATTCTAGAGTTCTTTGGTAGGATTGCCGCCCATACAATGGCTGGGTAATAGTGTGAGTGTGGGTCCATTCCCATTATACACATACCTTTCTCGATAATCTCCTTTCTGTCAAATTCTCTGACATGTGCTTGCTTATCAAATGTACTCCAAACCTTACCACCTAATCCAACGGGCTTACCTTCCCATTTCTGCAAGTAGAGCATGAAGTCTCTGGCCTTATCCTGTTCCATCTCCACCCTTAATACTTCGGGGAAATATGGATTATCCCAATAGTTTACTGCAATGACTAGCGCATTATCTGGGGGATTAACTACCCATCTTTGATAAGTTGCTGAGTCGGGGTATTTAGGATTGAATGATACCCAAACCTCAGAGTTTGGCTTTCTGACTGTTGGTAATAAAACGTCCCAACTATCATCACTGACATCTTCCGCTTCCTCCACCCATGCGATGTCAATTCCTTCTGTCGATTTAATTTCTGATATATTCCTATGAAGCCCTTTAAATAGGTAGTTAGAGCCGTTTGTGGAGGTGATTGACTTCTCGGTTATATTGAAGTAGTCGTAAGCGTTTAAAGCCCCTATACGGTCACAAAGGAGCCTGTGAACTGAATCTTTGATAGAGCCTTGAATTTCTCTTGCACAGAGTATTCTAGTCTTTTTCTCTAACGCCCTTTCAATTGAGTGATCGGCCAGTCCATACGATTTGCACCCACCCCTTCCTCCATAAAGCACCTTGTATCGATGAGGCTCACGGATTCGTTTGAGTATCTCTGGTATTTTAAATGCTACTGCCATATTAATGCAACCATTGAGCCTATAAGAAAACAGAGTGATATAGTGAATATCCAGTTCCAATACTTGTAAACACTGGACTTGCCGCTTATACGCAGCTCCACCACTCCAAATACCATTGAAACAAACGCAAATAAACAGCTTGTTAGAAATATGCTAAATATCACAGACACACCACGCCCATTATTATTGATATCATAAATAGAAAGCACAGGAAGAACATTACTAAAGCTGGGTTCATGGTGTCCAATCCTTTAGTTTTCTGTCAAACCACCCGTTAAATTCCTTTCGAGTCATCTCATATACTTCCTCATAATCAAACGTACTCTCTAGGCTTTCAACCATATTCACCCAATAAATGTACTCTGCCATTGACCTTGTAAGATCGTTTGTTTCGAGCCGCCATCTTACCAGTTCAATGTGGTGTTCTAGTTCTATCTCTGCTATGCTAAGTTCGCTTTTAGCTAGTGTAATTAAATCCATTAGTTAACCTCCCAAGGCTGGTAGTATTTCTCAAAGATGCTTACAGGCCCAGAACATTTTCTGTCCTCTATTTTTAAGTCGGTACAGCCATCCCACCAATCTGGCGCATCATAGGTGGATTCAAGGAACTCTACCATATCTAGGTAATACCAGTATTGGGCCATGAACTCATGCTTCCACTCTGAAATATACAGAATATCATGCTCTACAAGTTTGCAAACACATTCAAATTTATACTCTTCATCTTCTAAGCATTTCTTGGCTACCGTAAGTAATTCTTTCATCATTCCCCCCCTGAAACTTCATGTGTGAGTAGTATTTTAGTACCACAGAACGGGCAATAGTGAAAGTACTTAGCCCTTATATCTTGGATATATTCCCCTATAAACTGATTCTTAATGCGGTTCTTCTTAGTCTTACCGCCAGATTCTAAGCAGTCTACTTGGTATATCTCGGAAGGGTATGCGCTACCAATTATCTGTTCCCAAGTGCAGAACTCCACTATATGACCTCCATGATTTTTGAGAAGCATAGTTTGGTTTCGGCTTCACATTTGAACCATTTTTCCCATTCTATCAACATTTTTGTTTCATCTGTTTCAGCCCATTTATTAAACATTTTAAACCTATATGAGCTAAACTGTTCAGGATTCAACTTCAATTCCATCTTCTTTAAAAGGTTGGCATCTTCGTTTGGGTTGAATAGGTGGGTTCCTGTGGAATAAGGCCATTCACCACTCATAACTTCCTGAACATCAATAAAGACCTTCTCAATCAACGGAGGAACTGGAATATCGCTACCTTCTGGAGCCCCCACAACATTAATTGGCCTGATTGATGCCCCATATCCCATCCAATTTGCTGCACGCATTAATGTTTTATTATCCATTATCCACCCTTATAATCTGAATAGTTCCAAGGCCCATCTTTTGGGGTTGGCTCGTAATTATCACTGGCTGATTCGTGGTTTTCTTCTGTAGCTTCAAGGGCCATCTCAAAGAACTTATCTTTGGCCTCTGTAATCTCCCGCTTATTGTAGAATACTTTGAAATCGTCCATCTCCCAGCCTCCTGGATCTTCTGTATCACTGGGGTATTCTGTAGCGTCATAAGTTACAGTTACTTCAACTTCGCCGTCTTTCCAGTCAAAGTATATGTCGTTCTTATAGGTCATTTGGGTTCCTTGGTTAGCCTGTCAAATTCTTCTTTAAAGTCACCCCATGAAATATTACCACAATCACAATAGGCTGCATCTTCAAATGATTGCTCACATATCTTCATAAATGCTTTTTTCTTGTCCTGTTTGGATTGTTTCAGCTTTTCATTTTCTGCCTCTAGCTCTTTGATCTTCTTGTTGGCCCCGTCAAATATTGGGTGTTTTGCACCTTCCATCATTTACTCCTTTGTTTCCACTTAGCCAGTACTTTCCTAGCCGTGGCTCGTGGTTGCTTCATCATCCATCTGTATAGTGAGGCTGGTACTGTGATTTGAAAGATTCTTGAGGGTTCTGTGGGGCTTACAGGGGGCATATGTCCACAGCCATCCTTGCGTTTTGTTTTGAATTGGTTCATTGTTATTTATTGAAAGTTTCTTTATAAGTTGCAAGCCATTTGGTTTCACACATTTTTTCACCTAAAGTCATGCTTTCCCATCTCACTCTTAGTCTGCCGGCTTTTTCTTCTGGAAATTGATTAAAGAATTTTTCAAGCTCATTTGCCATTTCTAATTGTTGCTCTATGGTTTCCATTTTCTCTCCTTGGTTTGTTGTTTGTTTCATACTAAGAATATACTCCAATAATATAGTCTTGTCAAGTTATTTAGAAAGAAAGTTTATTTATTTTGCCGGCTATGGAATTAACCACTCAAAGGGGGCGGGCGCACCTTCTCAAGCCTTCCGCCATCTCTGGCTTCTCTTGGCTTAAGTCTATCTAAACAATCTCTGTATTCTTGGGGTGTTTGCCAAGGGTGCTTATTGGGAGGGGTGGATGCTTGCTTTCTTTGGTGGGGGTTCAATCTTGCCCCTCTGGGCGCTTCTCGGTAGATGGAATGTATTCTATTGTAATTTTGTCAGGGTAGGAGTGACTATTATCAACTTCGGTCTTTTCTCTCCATTCGGCCTGACGGCGGTTTTTAAGCCAGAATATCCCTGCGGTAGTATCGGGGGGGTAATATCTTCCTGAATCGTCAGTGAAGCCACAAGCCTTTTTAAACAGGCTGTTTTGTACCTTGTCATCTGCTACTGCTTTGCCATCTTTTAAGGACTCAAAAAACTCAGGGTTTGATTTCTTCCAGTTGTTTACTGTTTGTTCTGTAATATTGTAAACCGTGGCTATCTGTTTATCTGTAAGACCCCGTTCTGTAAGGAGTTGCACGCCGTCAAGGTTTATCTCTGGCTTTTTAGGTGGTCTGGCTATGGGATACTTCCTTTGTTTCTTTCTTAACTGCAAAATACTCTAGGTTCTCTACTCTTTTAGTGAGGGCTTTTATTTGTTCTTTGAGTTTGTCTATGTCAGTCATTAGCAAATAAATTCCTGTCCACCAATATTATGACTCCCCGTTCCACTGGTTGCAATTGTAAATTCGGGCGTCTGCTTATCGAATACAAGTTTTAAATGGTCACAAACTACTGCGGTCTGGGCCTTGCTTAAAAATGGTTGATCCTCTTGGAGTTCAATAAACCCCTGTAGCCAGTAGCAAAAGTTTTCTGGTGTCATTTGGTTATACATCTTTCATCTTCCTATTGGCTAAACCTATTATACTCCCAATGCAGACCTTGAAGTCACTTACCTGTTTTTTTAGCTCTTTAGCTTCATTCAGGGCATCTTCTAGTTTCTTATAAGTAGTTATAAGGTGTTTTCTGTAGGCTTCTAATTGAAGGTCTAATGCTCTGTGGGGGTGGGGGTTAATCATCCATGCCTTCAATGATAGCGTCTTGATCGGCGATGTTTTGGGTGGCTTCCTTGATGGCTTTTTTAGCCTTTTTAATTGCTACCCTCGCACTGATTATTTGCCGCTTGTCCTCAAGGGTTTCTTTAAGGATATTTAGATCATCCTGGTACTGTTTGAGGGTTTTCATTAATATCCTTTCTTCACTGGTTTAGGTTTCTTAGTTCCTTTCTTAATGGGTTTCTTGGTTCCTTTGTGTGTTGGCATTATGTCTCCTTAAAGTTTAAGTATCACCCCATTGGCATATTCTGGTATTTCTATTTTAATTAATTCTAGCTCTTCAATTTCTATTATAAGCAATAAACGCCAGAACGCACTGCACAAATCAGCTTCATCGTCACCTAAGACATCAACCCCCCACATTTCGCCGTTTTTACCCCTAACGTCAAACCTAGTTATCGTGTCATTGTGCTTTACGCTGTAATCTGACATTCTTCTTATTTCCATCATTATTCTTTAGTTATCCGTTGTATTTCCATTGCTACCCTTGCACACCAGAAAGCGTATCTTGTGTTTATATACTGTCTGCCGTCTGTTCCTTCTGACATCTCATCAAAATCAACAATACGCCCAATGAGTTCGTGCATTGCCTTTGTGTAGGGCTCAATTCTCAGTTCTTCCATCGATTGCCTTATCCACATCTTCAATAAATTCTGCTTTCCTTTCCTTTGGCCAGTTGTCATACATAATCTTTGCTGTCTTGTATGCCCCTTCTAACTTGTTTTTGCCCGTCTTGCCGTCAACCTCGATTTTCTTATAAACAAATAACCGAATCTTTTGATTTAAAGATAAGTTTTTTGATAGCTGGGCGCTAGGGTTTTCTTTATTCATCGGATAGGGTTTTGATTAAAGCTTTCCAGCATATTTCTGGTTTTGCGGTGTGAATGTCCCAATCCCCAATATATGCTCTGTCTAAAAGCCAATTCATATATCTCTCTTTAACCTCGTCATCCATCTTATCCCATATCTCATCCCACCATTTGCGTTCCTTCTGTGGATGCCAAGTTGTGTGAATAAATTGGTAGTCTGTTAATGGCCATTTGTCTGGGAATAGCTTTTCAGCTACCAGTTTCTTTTCATCTTCAATCATCTCTCTGCCCCTCTAAATCCTATGTGAATATGGTCTTTCTCTAGTAATACAAAATACTCTGGCCCTAGTCCTGTTTGTAGCTCCCTTGTGACTCTGGTTTTCATGGCTGCGTTCATTCCCCAGATTCTAAAATCAAGGGCGTAACCAGAGTAATGTCGGCTGCGTCTTGAGTGCTTGCCGTCACAGATTGAAGTTACTACAAATTTAATACCGTGCTTTGCGTAAATGGCTTGGGCTATCATTAAAGCTACTATCATTTCCGGCTTGACCCCTGAGACTATTACTCCTTTTTTTAGCTTCAAAACTGCATTACCTCCTGTTGTAGTCTTTTAACTGCTATTTCACAGTATTTTTCTTCTAGTTCAATACCTATTGATTTTCGGTTTAGGTCTTTGGCAGCTCGCAGAGTGGTGCCGCTGCCCATAAATGGATCTAGGATTAAACCTTCTGTTTTAGGGCTTTCAATCAAAGTTCTAAATAATTTTATAGGTTTTTGTGATGGGTGTTCATTAAACTCATCCCCTGTCATGTTGGCGGCTACCGTTGAATTCACCATATAAAAAGTGTGGACTTTGTAATGCTCTCCGCCATTGCGCTCGAAAATACGCTCATATTGTGCGCCATGATTGCTTGGGTTTTTATTCCAAATATGAATAGCTGTAAAATCCAAAGGCAAAGGCTCCCTTGCGCTCCAAAATATAAACTGTTTGCATTTAAAGGTTTTTAAGAAATCTATGCCATCGGATTTATAATTATACTCATCTGCTAAATAGTCCGGGTAGGGGGGATCGGTCAATACTAAATCAACCTTTGGAAGCTCTGGTAGAATATCCCTGCAATCTCCGTGATAAATGGTGCAGTGGTCATCTTGATAATAAGGCTTCACACTGCCCCCTTGATTAAATCATTTTGCCGCTGGATCTGTTCTTCTGTAAATACTGGTGGCCTCCATGCTTTTAGTATTTTAAAGCGGCGGTTCCATTTGGTTCTGGCTTTTATCTTTTCAGAGTTCTTGAGGTAGTTGGCTCTCATTACTGCTTTTCGTTTTACTGGGTCTGAATATGGCATTCTGTCTCCATTATTTGATTTCCTATGTATTCGGCTATTTGAGGGACTAGGGCATTACCTAAGCATTTAAGTCTGTCCATCCTATTGGGAAGCCCATCAGGAACTCGAATTGCTCTGGTGTAATTCTCTTTGCCCCAAACAGTTGCTTGTAATTTCGGCAACACTCCCATTTTTGCATTGAGTCGGCCAAGAAATTTGCTTTCGTTGTTGGAGTATGCACATAACCACCAGCGAGTTCTAATATGTGGCGCTCCAAATTCATCTGCTCCAATTCTATAAATTCCAATTGCATAGCCTAAATCCTTTAATTGAGTTCTAGCCTCCTTAAACGCTTTTTCTAAAACATTCTCTATTACAATAACTCGAGGTTTTATATTTTTAATTATTCTGTAAAATTCTATCCACATTGAATTTTCTTTTATCACCCCATGAGAAGCGTTGCTAAATGGTTGGCATGGGAATCCTCCGCACAGTAAGTCAACTTTTCCAAATTCATCTCCTTTTACCTTTGTGACATCTGGTAATAATTTAACCTTTGGCCAGTGTTTTAATAATACCTTCTGGGCATAGGGTTCTATTTCAACATGACCAACACACTCCATGCCTGCCCTTTCAAAGCCTAGTGAGAACCCACCAATGCCAGCAAATAGTTCTACAAATCTCAAAGGTTGCCCCTTAATCTTTCAAGTTCCATGTATGATTCCCGGTAATTATATTCTGCATATTTCCAGCGGTGGTCTATTACCCATTTAAGTTTAGCGGGGTGTTTGGTTCTTAAGAACTCTGTAAAGCCTATTGGCCCCATATGAGGGGAGCATTCCTTATTAAAATTGTGGTGGTCAGAACAGAGCAAAACACCATTAGAGGGGTTGTGGCGTGTCTGAACGTGTCCTCTGGTTATCAAGTGATGGCAATCAATCTTAGCGAAGGTGGTTCCACACACTAAGCATCCAATGTCTCTTGCGTGAATGTAGGCTCCGAATGCTGCATCTGCTTTTTTCTTCCAATACTTAGAATTAGAATCCCTACCAGATGAAAACGCTGTCCTAACAAATCAAAGAGAGATGCTAGGCAAACTACTTGCAGAACTCCCCCCCAAAGCATAAAGACCTAATGGA